TAGACCTGACCACATGAAAGGGGCTCATGATGATGCTATTATGAGTATGTCGATGGCTTTATATGTTGGGGATATTTCCTTTAGTCAATTGACTAAAAATGAAAACGCAAATAAAGCGATGTTAGAGTCATGGACACTATCTGAAAGAACATACGAACCAAATAAATCATTTTATTCATATGGGACCGCGTTTGACCAAATAGGTTCGATGTCTATGGATAATGACCCAAGTATCCCAAGACACAATAACAATGCAACAAAAGAAAACTATCAACAGTACGCGTGGTTGTTCGGTAAAAAAAGATAAACCTTTATTATCATAATAGAATTAATTATATTCTCATAAACTATTTATATACATGGCAGAAAGTAATTTGACGGTTTTTCAGAGGTTAACAAAAGTATTTGGGTTTCCCGGTAAGGTGACTCCTGAAGAAGCACCGTCTTTCAATTTTGATAAAGAGCAAATTTTAAAAACAAATAGTCGAGAAGAATATGAGAAAGCGATGTTGCAAGCTCAACAAAGTCAATACATCGCAGATAAATGGACAAAACTCGACCAATCTCTTTATAACCAATCAGTATACTACGAACCTAACAGGTTATCGGCGTATTATGATTATGAATCAATGGAGTTTACTCCTGAGATTTCAGCGGCGTTAGACATTTATGCTGAAGAATCAACAACTCTATCAGAAAAGGGTGAAATTTTAACTATATTCTCAGAATCTACAAGAATTAAAAGTATTCTTGAAGATTTATTCATTAATAGATTAGATTTAAACACTAATCTACAAATGTGGACAAGAGGTGTGTGTAAATACGGAGACAACTTTGTTTATTTAAAAATCGACCCTGAGAGAGGTATTATTGGTTGTCAACAATTACCAAATATTGAAATAGAAAGACACGAGGGTAAAGAAAGTAAAACACCCAACCAACAAAATGCAATGCAATTACCAACCAGAGAATTAAGATTTCAATGGAAGAATAAAGATTTGGAATTTCAAGCTTGGGAAATTGCACACTTTAGATTGTTGGGGGATGATAGAAAATTACCTTACGGTACTTCTATGTTAGATAAAATAAGAAGGATTTGGAAACAATTACTTTTGGCGGAGGATGCGATGTTGATTTATAGAACAACGAGAGCACCTGAAAGAAGAGTGTTTAAAATCTTTGTTGGTAACATGGATGACAAAGATATTGAAGCGTATGTACAACGTGTTGCAAACAAATTCAAGAGAGACCAAATAGTGGACTCGAGAAACGGTCAAGTCGATATGAGATATAATCAAATGGCGGTAGACCAAGATTATTTCATACCTGTTCGTGACCCAGCACAAACAAACCCAATCGAGACTTTAGCGGGAGCACAAAACTTAGGTGAAATCGCAGATATTGAGTACATCCAAAAGAAAATGTTAGCGGCCCTTCGTATCCCAAAAGCATTCTTAGGATTTGAAGAGGTCGTTGGTGATGGTAAGACTCTTGCATTAATGGATATACGTTTTGCGAGAACAATCAATAGAATTCAAAAATCTATAATTCAAGAATTAAATAAGATTGCATTAATCCATCTTTATTTACTTGGTTTAGAAGATGAATTGGATAACTTCACATTATCGTTAACCAATCCATCAGCACAATCTGATTTATTAAGAATTGAACAGTGGAAAGAGAAAATTACTCTATATAAAGATGCAACATCAGACCAATCTCAAATAGGTATCCTCCCTGTTTCTCACACATGGGCTAAGAAAAACATTCTTGGTATGAGTGATAGTGAAGTTGTGTTGGATTTACAACAACAAAGACTTGAAAGGGCGATAGGATTTGAATTAACAAATACCCAAAATGTAATTAAACGTTCAGGAGTATTTGATGATGTAGATTCTAAGTATGGTGTACCTGAAGAAGAGAGACAAGAAGGTGGTGAAGCACCTGAAGGAGGAGGAGAAATGGGTGGAGACATGGGAGCATCCGCACCACCACCGCCACCACCAGCTGGAGGTGAAGCGCCATTGAGTGAAAATGAAACAAAAAAACATAATATATTGAGCATGTTAGGTGAAGATGAAAATTTAAAAGATTTATTTAACATGGATAAAGCTCAACAGAATATTTATGAAATAGAAAATAAACTAAAAGACTTCTTAAACGAATAACTAAAATGACAAACTTTGGTGAATTAAAAACAAAACTGTTAACAAAATTAACCGAATCGTACACCTCTAATAATAAAGGTGAAATTAAAGATTTGGTAAAAAAATTAAAATCAAATAAATCTTTGGTTGAGATGTATATGTTTTATGAAAACATAGAAAATCTCAATATTAAAAGTAAGGATAAAGCAAAATTGTATGTGGAATCTATTGAACCTATTTTGATTGATAAGATGAAATCTTTGAAAAAAGAAATGAAAGAGTTCGGTAAATCTCTCAAAGATGTTGTTGTGGAGAATAGTTCGGTTTACAATGATTTAGATGTTTTATCTGAAGAATCAAACATGCATAACATTGCATCTAAAATTGACGCGAGAGAAAACTTAATAAATCACTTAGTTTCTGAAAAGAAACAAGAAGTTGTTGAACCTTCCCCAATTCAAATTGAAAACCATTCTTTATTAAATGCCGTCTTGGTAAATAATTTCAATATCAAATACGCAGATTTTTTAAATGAAGAGCAAAAAGGAATTTTTAATAAGATTGTTTCCATGACAAATGAAGAACTGGTTCTTGAAATGGAAAGTATTAAAAAAGAATTGAATAATAAACTTGATTCACTTTTAAAAGAATCGACCGAGGATTCGGTGGTAAGTAAACTTAATAATGTAAAATCTGAAGTAGATAAATCAGAGAATACTAAATACAATTACTACAAATTGATTGAATTGAAAAACGGTCTAATTTGATTTTTCTTGATTCGTGAATAATTGTTGTTTGTAGATGGCTTTTAACTTTTTACTTCTTTTAGCAACTGAGGGTTTGGTATATTCCTGTTTCTCCCTCAATTTATCATTTTGTTTAGTCTTTTGAACCTTGTATTTGTATTTTTTTAATGCAGATTCAAGGTTCTTCTCTTTACTGACGTTTACGATTATCATAAGTTTTTTTTAAATATAATTGAAATATTTTGATTTGTTAAGTTTATTCTGTATATTTTAAATACACCATAAAATATATAAGTATGATAAATTTAAATGAAAAAAGGAAAGTTTATTTCAATCGGTGTACACAATAATGTAAAGATTGGGTACGGCACTGTTGATTACAAGAACTTAAAAACGGTCTACATTCAACTAAACTCATGGACCCAACCCACAATAATCGACCATGACTTTGATAAACTAATATCAAAAACCAGAAGACAGATTAAGGAGAAAATCTATTCTCTAAATTCTGAACTATTCAAGAGAGAATCAATAGTCGATTTAGATATTAAAACCAATGGTATAAAAGAAAACAAAAGGTCATTCATGGACCTTGAAATAACTTTATATGTAGAAAAATTTTTTGATGTAAGGTCAAAAGAGGTTAGAAACATTATATCCAACTTATCAGAATCTATAGTAGATACCGTTTTAACGGACGAAACTTTATTTAATTTCTTTGAAAAGAAGAATTAATTCAGTATTCGGGGTATTTATTATAAAAAAGTTGGATGAAAATACTCGGCCCAAACGAAACCGGTAAAGGTATACTAATAGAATACGATGCCGGTTATATATCACCATTAGAGAATCAGAAAATAATTTCTGAAATGAAGGATGTGGATTATTCACAAGATATAATCCTTTACGCAGTTTTGCAAAAATATGATACCCCAAATAAAAACGGTAGAATATATCCTGAAAGCATTTTAAAAAGAGAAAACGAAAAATATCAAACCTTAATTAAAAAAGGTAGTGCGTTAAATGAATTAAATCACCCAACATCTTCCCTTATCGATTTAGATAGAGTTTCACATTCCATATTAGAAACATGGTGGGATGGAAAAATCTTGATGGGTAAGATTAAATTATTTACTTCTCCCGCTTGGAAGAAAATGGGTATAGTTAGTACCAAAGGGGACCAAGCTGCAATGTTATTAATGAATGGTGCAACTCTTGGTATTTCTTCAAGAGGTGTGGGTTCATTAAAAAACATCAAAGGTCAAAACATAGTTCAAGAAGATTTTGAATTAGTTTGTTTTGACTTAGTATCATCCCCAAGTACGCCAGGTGCGTATGTTTTTGCCGATTTAAAGGACAGAGACCAATATCAAGAATCAATTCAAGAAAAACCCGTAGACTCGGATAGGATGAAAAATCTAATGTCCAAGTTAGATACTTATTTGGGTAAATAATAATTTATTATAGTTTATCACGCTATAAACCGTATTTTTTTACATTATCGACATATTTATAGGAAAATATATTTAATAAAATGAGCGAAAAATCCATTCTAGAACAAGCATTACTTCAAGTACAGACTCTTGAAGAGGCAGTTAAGGCAAACGCAAAAGGTATACTTGCATCTACCATGAAGCAAGAACTAGGTGATTTGTTGAAAGAATCAATGGAAGATGAGGAGAAGGAAGTTAAAGAACAACCTACTCCTGACGAAGACCCCACAGATGATGTGTCAGCCGTTGCTGATGATGAAATAGGGGACGATAACTCAGACGAAGATGATGACGATTCATCTGATGAGCCAGCTAAAGGTATTGAGGACAAAGATTCATCTGAAGAAGACGATGACAACATGCTTGACATGGGTGGATTCGGAAACGATGATGATGATGTTGTTGATATGACAGGTGCTGATGAAGACGAAATTTTAAAAGTTTTCAAAGCAATGAGTCCTGAAGATGGTGTAATCGTGAAAAAAGATGATGACCACATTGAATTGTCTGACGGTGATGATGAGTATATCATTAAGTTAGGTGAAGAAGACTTAGATGAAACTATGATGTCTGAAGAAGATTTAGAAGAAGGTGATGAATCAGAATATTCCGATGAAAATTTGGGAGAAGGTGATGAATCAGAATATTCAGATGAATCTTTAGAAGAAATGATGGATGACACTGAAGAAACTGTTTACGAAATCGAACTTGATGATACAAACGAAGACATGTCATATGAAGATGATGATGAAACCTTAGGAGGTGAATCATTAGAAGAATATGTTGATGAAACTTACGAAGAAGGTGATGATTCTATCGAAGGTGATGTTGAGGAATCTGCTCGTACTATGGGTAATGGATATCATGGAGGAATTAAATCCAAAAAGAAATTCCAAGCTGGTAATAAGAGAGAAGAAATCAACGAAGAAGTTAGCAAACTTAAAAAACAAAATGATGAGTACAAGAAAGCTCTTGTATTATTCAAAGAAAAGTTGAATGAAGTTGCTGTCTTTAACGCCAACTTAGCTTACGCCACTCGTTTGTTTACTGAACACTCAACCACCAAACAAGAGAAGTTAAACATCTTAAAGAGATTCGATTCAATTTCAACCTTGAAAGAGTCTAAGAACTTATATAGTTCTATAAAAACTGAATTAGACACTAAAAAACCTGTGACTGAATCAGTGGTTGATAAAATAACTACGGCACCAACTTCTTCTTCATCTCAAAAAGTATTGTCGGAATCTAAAGCATATGAGAATCCACAATTCAAGAGAATGAAAGATTTGATGTCGAAATTAAAATAAACAATAAACTTAAAAATTAAAAATCAATACTAAAATGGGAGCATTATTAGAATCAGGTATGGTTGGTAACATCGGTCTTAAGCACCTTCGTGTTATCAAAGAAGATACCATCAAAAAATGGGACGACTTAGGATTCCTTGAGGGTCTTAACGGTCACCAAAAAGACAACATCGCACAATTGTATGAAAACCAAGCTTCATACCTAATCAACGAAGCGGCTGTAGCCGATGCTTCAGGTTCTTTCGAAACTGTAGTATTCCCTATCATCCGTCGTGTATTCTCTAAATTATTAGCGAATGACATCGTTTCAGTACAAGCAATGAACTTACCTATCGGTAAATTGTTCTACTTCGTACCTAAAATCCAAGACAGAAGCGACAACGCTCACCGTCAACCTTACGGATTCCCAAGTGCTGAGACTGACCCAGCTGCTGGTTACACAGGTAATAACTTGTACGACCGTTTCTATGAGTCAAGTGATTCAGTAGATTCAGGTTTGTTCGATTATTCAAAAGGTACCTATTCAACTATCACAGGTACTTCTATTGAATTCGTAACATTCAGTAACGGTGTTGCTAGTACACAATCAGCAATCGCTTCAGGTACTTCAGTTTCAAGTGTAATCTTAAAACTTTCAGGTTTCACAACTTACGATGGTGCGGCTAAACTTGCAGGTCCTAACGGTCAAGTTATGGACACTGAAGAATTCTTGGCTTCATTAACAGTATTTACTCAATCAGGAATTGATAGTGGTCTATATAGTCACTTAGGTGCAACTGTAGCCGCTAACATCCCTTTCAACGTTGTAACTCAAAAATACGGTAAAGGTATTGTTGAATACGGAAGCAAAGGTACTGGTAGAACAGGTAAATATGACAACATTTGTGACGCTGAAGGTGTTATCTACCTTCAAGTTGACTTACAAAAATATAACGGTGTAACAACTGGTTACACAGACTACGTAGTTGCAGGTTCTACATTGGCAGCAACTGACCTTAAAGTTTCTTGGAGAGAATACAGTTCACTTGAATTCGAAGAAGAAATCGGTGAAGTATCTTTCGACCTTCAATCAGTAACAGTTTCTGTAACTGAAAGAAAGTTAAGAGCTAGCTGGTCTCCTGAATTGGCTCAAGACGTAAGTGCATTCCACAACATCGATGCTGAAGCAGAATTGACAGCTTTATTGTCTGAGCAAATCGCAGCAGAAATCGACCGTGAAATCCTTCGTGACATCCGTAAAGGTGCCGCTTGGTCAGCTAAATGGGACTACAATGAGTGGAGATACGGTAATGGTGGTTCATCATTCGCTGGTTACACTCAAAAAGACTGGAACCAAACTTTGGTTACCAAGATTAACCAAATCTCAGCTCAAATCCACAAAACTACCTTAAGAGGTGGAGCTAACTGGATTGTTGTATCTTCTGAGGTATCTGCAGTATTTGATGACTTGGAATACTTCCACGTATCAAACGCAAACCCTGAGCAAGACCAATACAACATGGGTATCGAGAAAATCGGTTCATTAGCAGGTCGTTACCAAGTTTACCGTGACCCTTATTTACCATCAGGTAAAATCATCATCGGTCACAAAGGTAAATCATTGTTGGACGCTGGTTACATTTACGCACCATACGTTCCATTACAATTGACACCTACAATGTACAACCCATTCAACTTTACACCAATCAAAGGTATCATGACAAGATACGCTAAGAAAATGGTTAACAACCGTTACTTTGGTGTGATTAACGTTGGTGGTTTGACTACATTCAGTCTTGACACCTTGAGATAATCATTTCAATCTCATAATAGAAAGGGGGACATTAGTCCCCCTTTTTTATTGCCAAATATTTTAATTATATTTATATTCTATGGGTAAAATGACTAAAAAACAAATTGCAAATAGTTTAAAATCCGATGAACCAATTGACTATAATAAATTACGGTTAGATGTTTTAAAGAATTTGGTTGATACTAGAAATATTGAATGTAAACAAACCAAAGAAGAAATGATAAAATATCTTATCATGGATGATAATGAAAAATATATCAGACCTGTAACATATCAAAAACAATCAGATGGTAAGTTTATTGTTGGTATTGATACAAGAGATTCAAATAGTTGTAGGGAAATGGGTAAATTGGTTGAAAAAGGTATTGCTCAAAGTATGTCAATTTACTCTAACAATAGAATTCATTATATTTCAAATCAAAAACTAATATGAACTGGACAGAATATTTTTTAAACATTGCAGAACAAGTAAAACTTAAATCAAAAGATAAATCTACACAGATTGGTGCGGTAATCGTTGGTATTGATAATGAGGTACTTTCTACGGGTTATAATTCATTCCCGAGGGGATTAGACGATACTAAAGAAGAACGTCAGGAAAGACCTGAGAAATACTTTTGGTTTGAACACGCTGAACGTAATGCAATCTATAACGCCGCACGTATTGGTGTTTCTCTGAAAAATTCCACAATATACCTTACTTCGGGATTACCGTGTATGGATTGTGCTAGAGGTATTGTTAATTCGGGAATTAAAGTGGTTTGGTGTAAAACAGAGTGTACCACTAAAAACAAAGAGAAATGGGTGGAATCACAGATGAAAAGTCAACAACTTCTCAATGAGTGTGGTGTTCAGGTGTATTATTATTAAGTTTTTTAACTTTAATAATTAAGTTACCCGTTCCTTTAATAAGTCTATGATAAGTACCCTCATGTATAAAAATGGGGGTATTTTTTTTAATTTGTGTGGGTAATTCATCATCCATTTGAAACATCCAATCAGTTTCATGTTCACAAATAACAATCCTATCTTCTTCGTCAAAATGCCACTTCAATTCCATCTCAGTTAAATCTGAGGTGAATGTTCTAACATGAAATCCTTCTTTTAATTCTTCTTTGAATGGGAAATCCATTACCAAGGGTTTGATGATTTGATACCGAGAGCCTTTCTATATCTTGAGATGTTACAACTCCAATATCCAGCCGTTGTTCTATCTTTCTTTTGGTCACATTTGTGACGTGCTCTAAAAGATTTTGCCGCTGCTCTATTATTGTTTCTGACTCTAAGATTTGGGTCACCGAAAGTTACTTTAACAATATTACCACTGTTGTTTTTAACGTATACCGCGAATTTTTTAGGTCCACCCGAAGTTCTAAATGGTCTATTTAATTTTACGTTTTTACCTCTATGTTTAGCCTCAACAAGATATTCTTCTTCATTTAAGATGAAAGGAATATCTAAATAAACCTCCTCACCTTCATAGATACCCGTTAAACCAATATCAGTCTTGACTAATTCTAAGTCATCACCGTCAAGTACGAGAACACCTTTGTTATATAAATCTCTTGATTCGTTAAATAAACTAAAAAAGTTTTCAGAATAAATTCTGTATATATTTTCAATTAACGGTTTTTCTTTTTCAATATGATACTTTAAACCTTCACTTAATAAGTTGGTTGATTCAGATACTAACCATAATTTAGGTGGATTGTATGTATCAATTATTTCATCTACGTTTATTGTTATGTTCTTAATCATATTTTCATCAAATCTTGTAAATGTCGGGGCGTTACCCTTACCAATTTTTGGGTCTTTCTTTTCAGCCCTCCTTTTTTGTTGTGTCATTGCTTTCTTTTCTTTTTTATCATATGAAGAAGCGACTTTGGGTGTTTCTTTGGAAACTTTTTTAGATGGCCTACATTTTGGATATGCCTTACCATCAGCATCTTTTCTACCACAAGGTGGGTGTTTACCGTCAACCTTACGACTTACGTCCACCCATTTTTCTTTGAACCATCTTCTAAGGTCTTCTTTTAAAACCTCACCTGATTCAAGACATTCTTGGATGTATTTTTTATCCTCTTCGTTGACTGTAATTTTCATGGGTTATTTTTTACATTTTTTCCATCTACCGCCTTTAGATTTATAATTCTTTGCCGCCCAACCATTTGCATATGCACTTGGGTATACATCAAATTTAGCTTTAGCAGCTGATTTTGATGCTGACCATTTAGCGGGGTCAGTAGGACAATTTTTACTTTCGTCTATTTGATATTCTTCATTCAAAAGGTCATCATCGACATTATTTTCTTGGTCATCACCTTTGGTTTGATTCATCAGAAAATCAAATACTTGGTCCAATAAACTCTTAGCTTCAGCAATGTGGTCTTGCGCCCAATCGTGTTGTTTAAGAATTGAATCGATTTGATTTTTATCTTCTTGCATCAACAACTCACATTGTCTCTTCATTTGTTCGATATTACCAAAGAACATGTAGTTTTCTTGTGGCATTTGACCCTCAGTTAGTGTCTTCAGGTGTTTTTTGATGATTCCATCTAAATTATTCATAATAATAAATATTTTTATATTTCAGATAATATTTCAAACTTTATATAGTCATTATAAAATATTTCTTCTGTGTATGTTTTAGCTTTAAATTCAATAAAATATTCTCTCGGTATCAAATAAGATGTGTCCAAATAAAATGAATTTTCATTGGTGACATCGGTCTTAGTCCAATCATAGATTATTACATTTGTTTTTCCTTCCTTTATGAAAATTCTATAGTAAACATCATCAAATAATATGGTTCGTGATTGTTCAATTGATTTTAAATAAAGTACAATCTTTTTCAATTCACCTCTGATAATTTTTTCATTTTGTTTTATGCCAGAGAATTGAATTTTATAGTTTTGTGTTTCTGTTGGATTTGCACCAATACTGTATCCCGATGTGAACGGTTTGGGTACAAATTTCTGAGTCACATTACTTATTGATATACCATCTAAAGATAATCCTTTCCATTTATCATAAAAGAATCTTTTACCGTCACATAACTGACCTGTCAAACCAAATCTAACTTTATAGACACCTTTTTTAATCCTTGTGGTAGTCAGACCTGTCAAACCCGAAATTGCAACACTACTTGAGTTTAAAATATCAACCGTAGGGTTACTATCTAAATTATAAAAATTGGAACCCTTAGTGACATACAGGTATAAATTATTATATCTTTCTTCAATGAAATTATGTCTATTATCGTCTATTCTATCATCAAATACAGATTCAACGAATGGTTCAAAAAAAGTTTGTGTGTATTTTGAGAAAAACGCAACTGATTGTTGAGTCTCTCCCGTGGTAATTGTTTCAAAAGCAGATGTAAATGCTAAACCTAATCCATGGTCTGTGTTACCTGAAACAATAATACCATTAACATAGTTGGTGATGTTTACATTGATGTCTTCATTACCATTATCAAAATGTATTGTTTGTAGTATTGTTGCGCCTGTGTAAATTCCCGGATATGTCCAACCTGATGTTGTTGTTCTATCATACCAATTTGACGCTCGGGTATCGTATAATTTATTACCCAAATTATCATCATAAGTGGTGAACTCATAATCATAACCAACACCCTCATCCCATGATTGTGGTATCGTAAAAAGAATTAAATCAAATGACGTGGCACGGTATTTTCCGTTAGATTTACCGTCTCCTACCAATTTAGGGTCACCGGTTACCGTATTAGTCATTTTCAGGTAGTGTGTCGTTCCTGATGTGATTACTAAATCACCATTAGTCACTTTGGATTTTAAATCAGTAAAATCAACTTTAAAAATATATCTTGAATATCCATCGCCATAATAAATCTCAGTTGTTGGATTTTTTGCGGTGTTGACCCTACTATTTTCAATTATAGTATTGTTTTTAGAAAAATATGAGCGATAGTATGACATTCCTTTTATAGTATAAATATCATTTTAGTTGATTTTAATTGATTTATTTATCAATTCA